CCAGGTAATCCACCAGCAATGGCATTCGACACCACGTTCGAATTGTGCGGTTTCGTTCGCACTAGCGACTTTTGCAGCAAAGAGTACGAGTCCATCGAAAACGATCGCGGTGCTCAGATTATCAAAGCGATCACGACTGAAGCCACCGACCCCAGCATGTGGTACACGTTCGCAAGTAACGCAATCATCTCTGACATTATAGAGGTCCGTTCGTTTGAAGAATCGGAAAGCCATAACGGTGTGATTGTGTCTCTGTCTGTCACTCACAGGCAGGACGAGAACAACCCTTACAACGTGAGGGCGTGAGATGAAAATCAACATCGATTCGCAATCGCTAGCCGCAGTCAGAAAGACGATTGAAAGCCTCGGTGCAAACATCAAGCGTGAGTTAAACGTTGCCGTCAACAAGACGGCAAGTCAAGTCAAAATCAAAGCAGCACGCAAGTTGAAAAGCGTTATTCCTGTGCCTGTGAAGGTGCTGAAGAAAGCAATTGCAGTAAGCAAGAAGTCCGACGTTGCGAATCTGACTTCTGAGATCCTGATGATAAAAGGCTATCCGATTCCTTTGCGGTACTTCGGAGCCAAGCAAACAAAAAAAGGCGTGACGTATAAAAAGTCAGGGCCAGATAAAGGACGCGGGAATTTACCTGGAGCGTTCATCGTTAACAGGTATCGCGGTAACGTTTACGAACGATCAAGCAAGCCACGCGGACCACTGACACAACAAAAAGGTCCAGCACCAAGCAATTACTACCAATCTGCCGGTGTCACAGACCTAGCTCTAGATACAGCTCGCGACCAACTGCCAAAGCAGATTAACGAGCGAATCAGATTCCTAACACTTAAAGCTAAAGGCCAATTGAAAGGCAAACAGAAATGACATTACTGAAACGCAAGCGAGTATTGGCCGCAAAGATTGAAGCAACACCAGGCACTGCAGAAACGCTTGCCGGTGCTGACGCTTCCTTTAACGTATACAACCTTATGGCACAACAAGAAATTGAACTTGAGTCTCGTGAAGCTCAGGGAGGTTTCGGAATGTTGAATTCGGTCGTAGGTGGCTACAAAGGACGAATCACGTTCTCTTGCGACTTCTCTTGGGACGGTACAGCAACCGAGCCATCGTGGGCCGATACGTTCTTACCAGCATGCGGTTGGGTGAAGTCTGGTCAAGTATTCACTCCACGCACGGAGGACGTAGGGGCAAACGTCAAGACACTGACGATCGCGATCTACCAAGACGGGATGCGGAAGATCCTAGCCGGTGCTGTTGGAAACTTCCAGATGCTTTCACCGACTGGACGGACAGCCGTTTGCAATTTCGACTTCCAAGGGATATGGCAATCACCAACAGACGTTTCGATTCTTGCTCCAACCTATCCGACTGCTAAAGGATTGCGTTACGCATCGTCCACGACTACTTGGGCAAGTAGTGCGTTGTGTTTAGAGAATCTGACTCTAGATTCCGGTAACACAATCGTGATGAAGGAATGCGCGTCAACCGTGTCTGGTTACGATCACGGACTTATCACGAATCGAGTAGTTACAGTCGCAGGAAATCCAGAAGCTCGATTGGTTGCGGCTCAAGATCGCTTTGGTCAATACCTTGCCATGAGCGAAGACATTCTCACGTGGAGTCTCGACGGTCCAACCAACGCGGTCGCAGTCTTTAACGCACCGAAAGCCCAGATCATCGACATCCAGGAAGGTGATCGAAACATGTTTGTGACTGACGAAATCACATGGCAATGCAACCGAAACGGAAGCAACATTGACCAAGAAATCTCTCTTACGTTTACCGCAGCTACCTAATGCCAGTTTTTTTAGAACCGGATCAGTCTTTTCCGATCGTGCTCGATTGCGACAAAGACAAACCCAAAGAATCGCAACCGACATTTCTCGTCAAATCGCAATCTATGCGAGGTCAACGAGAAGTTTTACGCGTGCTCGATGCAGCAACAGACGCAGCCAACGAATCGCTGACTGTAAACGAAATGTTTGAAATGACGATTACCATGCTTTGTAAAGTCATGGTCGGTTGGAGAAACATGGGAAACCATCAGTTCAGCCGCGAAGCAATCGAAGACATCCTGAGCTTTAACGAAGCTCGCGAGTTACTGCGTAAGGTTGCGTACAACCAAGCAGTTCAGCACGAAGAAAAAAAAAGCTAAGACTAGCGGCAATGATTCGGCATGGCCTGCTCTGTCGCAACTGCACTATCAAGACATGCAAGGATAAAGGTACTGAGAGTGAACCCATTACAGTCGAGTGCCCAACTTGCAATGGCAACGGATGCGACCAGTGTAGCGATGGCTCTCTCGATGTCGTTGGCTGTCCTAATGTGCAATGTGGAGATGTGGCCTACGTTGCTCGGCTTGCTGACTTGTTTGAAAAAGGCATGCCACCTATTGCTGGTGGTGCTCTTGACCAGTCGGCTTGGTTTCTTGATGCGGTCTCTTTCCTCCGATCCGACGAAGCACAACTAAGGGCGAAATCAGATGGCGAGTGAAAGCGTTAAGATTTTAATTGAAGCCGAGGACTTAGCGTCTGCCAAAATCGCTCAGGCGTCGCAGAAGATCGAACAGAACGTCAAGGATATCAAGAGCGTTGGGCAGAAAGCAAAAGCGTCAACGGAGTTCATAGGTCAGTTAGCTAATCAACTTGGTGGGTCTGAGATCGCTGGTTTTGCTGGTCAATTAGCAGGACTGACGGAAAAGGTAAGTCAGTTCTCCGAAGTATCAAAAGCCGGAGGAGCAGGAGCTTTTGCGTTCAAGGCTGGTATCGTTGGTCTAGTCGGTGCTATGTCTTTCGGTTTTGGGCAAGCGATCGGAAACGCAATCTTCGAAACAGATCGTTGGAAGAAAGAACTGGAGGATGCTACCGAAGCATCGAAGAAACTAAACGCTGAACTGATTCGTTTTTCTGATCTTCGTATAGGTGATCAGATTCAGTCTATCTCGCTTCTGGGCAGTCCAGAGGAACAGGAAAAAGCAACGGCGGCTTTAGTTGAGAGTCTACGTGATCAAGCACGACAAGCGGCCAAGATATCAGCCGATAGCCGAGCAGAATTAAAGGCAATGTCTACTTTTGATGACGACGCAAACATTTTCGGGTCTCTCGGCGTTGAGACGAATGCAAAACAACGACGTGACGAACTAGAGCTACAAATTAAACTCCAAGACGACTTGTCAAACTCAATCTCAAAGCAAGCTGTGGAATTAGAACGCAAGCTAAATTTTGAGATGCAGAATGCTAAGGTCGCAAAGCAAACGGCAGAAACTCAGGCATCATCAAACTACATCGCATCGCTACGCGAACAACTTGCAATTGAAAAAGCCATTGGAGACGAGAAGTTCAAACTCGAAGCACAGAAGACCGCAAAAGGTACTGACGTTAGCGTGGCTGCCGGACTCTTAAAAGAACTAGACGCACAAAAGCAACTCGTCGAAGCAGCAAACAAAGCCGCACGAGAAAAAGAACAGAAGATCAAAGAAGAGGAAACAAGTCGAAAACGCATTCTTGATTTAATTGCAAACGAAAACCAAAAAAACCAAGAGCGACTAGTTTTACTTGGACGCGGAACAGATGTTATTGCAGAAATGCAGAAGAAGCTGGCTGATCCAGCCACAACGCAATCGGAAGCCGAGCGTCTAAAGATACAGACGAAGATACTTCAAGACCTGGATCGTCAACGCGGAACAGAATCGCAAATGCAATCAGAACGATTGCAAGCAGCAAAAGCGATTGCATTCATCCAGCAAGGCGTCAGCCAAACCGAAGCGGAACGACTTGCAGCGGAATCCGAACGAATCAGTAAGCTAGAAAAAGACAAGCAGAACCGAGAGGAAGTCAACAAAACTCTGATGCAGCCGCAAGAGGCTTTCCAGTCTCGTTTCCTGACTCGTGGACCGCTATCGAATCCAAACGAGCGACTAGAGAAAGAAGCCGAGAAGCAAACGCGATTGGCAGAAGAGCACAAAAAGCTATTGGAGTCAGTTCGTGAAAACACTAAACCACGACCAGTAAACGTCAAGGATGTGCGATTGGAGGTGGTCGGTTAAATGCCAACAGTCAATCCAGCTATCAAGATGTGGTCGAACCAATCTTCTAACGCAACCACATCGGAGAACTTCCGCAAGCTAGAAGTCACATTTTCAGAAACTTACCAAATCACGACTTCCGCAGACGCTGGTGAGTTAGACGTTTACACGCAGGCCGGATTGCCTGGAGTGGCTCAACCCTACCCAGGATTCCCGTTCGTTGTCGCAGAGGGTGCACAACTCCAGCGAGTGTCTCCAATATTCTGGTTGGCTACAATTGAATACCGTGGAGAGATTGGAGGCATTGCACAAACGAGCGGAGGCAGCGAGCCATCGAACCCTACGTCTCCACTCTACGCACTTCCACGCATCACATGGGACGACGTGGAAACCTCAGAAGACATCGACGTAGACTTTGACGGAGATCCGATCACCAACACCGCAGGGCAACCCGTAAAAGGTGTCAAAGCTTTGTTCTCCGATCAGCTTCTGACGGTAACGCGTAACTTCTTGGTATTTAACACCTACACGCAAGCCGTCTACAGGAGATCGGTAAACTCCGACACGTTCCTAGGTTGGCCACCAGGCACCTGTAAACTGATGAAGTTGTCAGCACAAAACGTGATCACGCAATCCGCAGGTGGAAACGAGCCGTCCTTTGGCTACTGGACCGTTACGGGTGTGTTTCAATTTCGTTTTCCGTACAACACGACACCGGATAAAGCTTGGTACGCTCGATACGTCAGCATGGGCCTAAAGCAACGGGACAGCGCTGGAAAGCTTGTGGAAGTCACAGACGATAACAATCACGTGACGACTACTCCGCAGTATCTCAACGCTAGCGGACGACAAATTAAAACACCGGCAGGAACAACACCAACACCGTATTGGATCGAAACGAAACTATACGGTTCATTACCTTACAACGCACTAGGATTAATCTAATGGCAAATTTAAGTCAAACCCCCGCGAACGTCGCAATGGCAGGGCCTGGACGGGTCAGAGTGGTACAGGTCGGTGAAGCAGTCACGCAAGGGCAACCCGGCTACTTGCTAACCTCTGATGGAAAATACTATCAAGCGGACGCAAACGTATCTGCTGTCGTAGCTGGTGCTGTTGGTATCTTCCTGACTCCAGCCTCTACAAACGGGTACTCTGTGTTTGCAGAAGGTGCAGGCTTAACGCTTAACCTTGGTGCGACTTTAGTGCGTGGTAAAACGTACACCGTAAGTGCAACGAAGGGAGCAATCTGTCCAGTCGAAGACTTAACCACAGGTGACTTTCCTTGTTTGATTGGCACCGCAAACACGACTAGCACGATCATCACGCTATTCAGTGCCGTAGGCGTTGCAATCTAATCATGTCTGAGACTTATAGCGTTCTAAAGCCAGCGTTCGCAGACAAGCTAATTGAGCTCGTCCGCTGGTGGGAACGCTTGCCAGATTCACAATCGACTGACACGGTAACTCCGCCGACACCGATATTTTTCCGAAACGATTCAGGCTTTACGATTCCACCGTATGCGATCCTGCAACCGACTGGCACGTTTGAATCAGGTGTCTTTACCTACGTTACTGTCGGTCGTCCAGTCAGTGCCAGCGGTGCTTTTGTTCCGTTGTTCAACGGACCTTTTGCAGTTGCAAACGGCGAGTACGGAACCGCACAAGATGGTCCTGTTTTTACTGCTACGACAGACGGAAGTAGCTTCAGCGCAGGAAACTCCATCGGTTGGACAAACGGCTCGTTCAATGTTTCGTCTGGTATTGGATTGATCTACCTTGGGCCAACGGATGTTGTAACGAACGGTTGCTATCTTTCCATGTCGTTTGGCGGCGGAGGAATGGCAAGCCGTCGCAACTGGCTAGGGACTTTAACACTCGGCTACGATGGTGTTGTAGGTGGCTTTTGGGTGACACCGACAAAAGCACTAGACGGAGTTTTGCCGACAGGTAGTCAATGGGTCGTCAATCTGTACAAATGGGACTACGGAGCACTTGGTGCAGTCGTTCGTGTCGAGCAAGATGGCGGACGCTGGATACCACTACAACAAGAATACTCATGTCCTCCAGACTCGCCACCGTCTGAGCCGCTTGGTGCATGCAACTACTACGATCCTGAATCTGGTAGCGTCTGTGCAATCATGACAGAGGCAGCTTGTGATTTACAAAGCGGAGGAACGTGGACTGAGGGAGGAACGTGCTAAGTGCCTCTTCCTGCGTCTATAGCGTGTTGCTGTGATAGTTCCAGCAGTTCTCCATCGAGTAGTTCTTCGTCTAGTTCGTCACTTAGCTCTAGTTCGTCTAGCAGTTCGTCATCGTCAAGTTCGTCATCGAGTTCGTCATCGAGTTCGTCTAGCTCTTCGTCGAGCAGTTCGTCGAGCAGTTCCAGTAGCTCTTCCAGTAGCTCTTCCAGTAGTTCAAGTGCTCCTGTATTTGGAGGATGCTGTTTAGAAAACACCCCAGGAATTCCAGGATCTTTCCCTGGAGAAGTTGTCGTCCAAGTCTGTATCATAACTGACCAAGACAATATACCTATCGAAGAGTGCACGTGTACATATCTTTGGAACGGAACTGAATGGACTTTAGTTTCTGAGGATTGCGTTCCAGCATGATCTGTAAACACCTTCAAAAGAATCAGTGCGAGTTAGTTAATCGCTTAACTGGTAAAGAGATAACAGTACCATTCGCAGCGTGTGAACAGTGCAATA